GAATAGGTCTCGGAGAATTTATTCTCTTTATATTTTATTTTGATTTTCTCCGGAACATTATCAATCCCGAAATAATTTACAAAGCCGGCGACAGTTAATTCAAAAGGTCTGTAAAACGTATTGATAACACCTCTGTCATCGATATCTATATAATATTGGCCTGCAGTAAATGATACTAAGCGGATGACATCTTCATAGTCATCGGTCATCATTGCCGATGATGTCCCAAACCCGAAACTTTCCTCATACAGCAACGGCAAAACTGTATATATATTGCTTTTGTCACATATCAACGATGCCTGATCTTCCAATCTCTTCAAAAAAAGTTGAACATTATATTTTTGTGCTGTTTTATCATCAAAGGCAACAAATCTAAACCATCTTTTTGATTTGCTAGTAAGTCCGGACATCAAACCGGAAACAAGAACAAACATTGACCTTTCGGCGACATTCGTCAATATTTTTGCAAAATTTTTATAGTATTTGTTTCTTGTGTCCCCTTTATAAAAACCACGCCCGGGACACACGTTGGCAGAAATTGACTTACATTCGGACATATAATCTGCTGCATTATTTTCTAAAGATGCCGCCAGATTTAAGGCTTCTTTTTTGGTCAGCATTTCATTCTCCCATTTTTTTTGCAGTGGACAAAGATTGAGAATAGATTGACTGCGCTATTCCTCTGCGAAGACGTATTGTATTTTTAGCCTGATCTGTGGCTGTCGTTTGACTTTCAACAGCCGTCGGCGTTGCTTCCGCAACAGCCTTTTCCTGCGCTGCGAGTTTGTCTTTTTCAATTTTTTCTTTTTTATCTGCGGCTTTTGCCGCTTCAGTAGTTGTATATACAGTTCCGGCAGCAGTCATCGCTAATGTTGCTATGCCTATTGTTACTGGATCGCACATCTGTTCCCCCTTTTCTGCCTTTCATATATCAGTGGCTGAAAAAGCCTTTTTGTGTACGCTTTTATGACGACAACTATCTTGCTTTTTGTGTCCGCTTTCCGTGTCCGTTTTAATCGGCGTATGGGTCGTAATCGGTTTTGACTTGATTTCCTGCGCAAGAATAATCATTTTTCTCAACGGGATATGCAAAAGTTAAAACAAAAGCATCCGCATAATCAGGAGATTTACCTATACGTTTTTTTACCTCTTCTTTTGATTCAAGATATAAGCGGTTTTGTTTATCGTACGAATACTGCACGGAAGACAGTTCATATCGCAGCTGCGCTCCTATCTCTCCATCAGGTAAACTTCCGCCGTTTTTAAGATATTCTTTTGTAAGGCCGTACATTTCCGCTCGTTTATTCAAATATAGTTTTTGATTTGTTGTCGGCGCTGACGCAAAATTGACGCCTGTAATTTTATTGCCGTATCCTAATTGGTTTGCTCTGTCAACCGCTCCGGAACCGTTGCCGCCGGTTATATCTACAAATGCTTGGTCAATTCCCTGTTCATCAATTAAACTCGTCATATTACCGCATAACTGCATTTGGTCTATTTTATAAAGTTGTTTCAAAAATTCAGCTCTGTAGCCCTGTCTTAACCAAAAATTATTTGCATCATCCCCAAATCTTGCAGTATCTACTCCCATAATTTTTGGCCAGTGGCTTACTTCATGCCATTGGACGATTCTTGCCTGTGCCATTTGAATCAGTTCAACCGGAATCATCGCCTTAAAACCACTCTGCGAAATCGGCATACCTTCCCAAATATGATCGTATTCTTCAGGCTGTTGCAATTTGCAAAGCTGTCTTTCGGCTTCAAGTGTAGCGTTAAAATACGGATTATCTCGATAAGTAAAATGTTTATAAATGGTATCATCCGACGGATTTTTACAGTACATCACGAACACAGGGTCTTGTTCACTTAATCTATTAAACGTAGCCCATACTTCAGAATCTAAATTTCTTATCGTAGGCACAAGCACGTTCCAACTTTCACGGCTTACGGTTTGTGCTTCTTCCACCCAACAAATGTCAATATCCTCAAGCGACTTATTCGCTTGCATGTTTTTTAATCCGATAAATAAAAATTCGCTTCCGTTGTCTCCTATAATTTTGTCCGTTAGAAAACGAAACCGCGCTTCAAGCCCTGCCTGTCTGATTATTTTTTCGAGTAATTCTTTGACTGATTCTTTTATTGATTTTTGGATTTCCCTGGCGCAAACAATTCTCCTGCGTTTCTCAAGAGCTTTAATTACTAATGCTCTTGCACAGCTATGCGATTTTGCGCTTGCACGGCCGCCGGAAATCATTTTTTTACGCTTAGGTTCAAACAAAAACCGAAAACAATCAGGTATCTGTATGTTGTGGTGTGTTACCGCAACTTTACTCATTTTTTCCTTCTTTTTTAGGAAGTTCAGTCTGCGGCGGATGTGAATCTGTAGGAGTATCTTTTTTGTTTGAAACAAAAGTTACTGTCACATTGGAAGCAACCGGTACATCAATATTAAGCGCGGCGGAATCTTTAAACAGCTGATGATATTTACCTATATTTTCTAAAGCTCTTAATCTGTCAACTGTTTTAGCAGCATGCTTGGCAATATCGCTGAAATTTTTAAGAACATCAATTGAAGACATTATTGTTTTGTCAATTGCTTTCTCGTGCAGCTGTGCAAGTCTTGCAATTACATTGGAGTTTGTCCGTAGTTTCGATGCGCATTGCCAAACCGATGCCGGTTTCATTTTGCTCGTGTCAAAAGCTTCTCTATAAGCTTTTGCTGCGTTACCGTATTTGATATATGCCTGGCAAAATAACTCTTGCTTAGGAGTTACTTTTATTGGGATTTCATTAAAAAACGTCTTCTCAAATTCAAGTTGAACCTGAAACGGATGCGCTTCTTCAGGTTTTCCTGTTCCGTTTTCTTGCTCTTGTTTCTGTTCTTCTTGTCCTTCTTGTCCATTCTCAGCCATACAACCCTCTGATTTTAATAATAAGCCTTCATATATCAGTGGCTGAAAATACACTTTTGTTCACGCTTTTATAACGACAACTATATTGCTTTTTGTGTCCGCTTTCCGTGTCCGCTCAACAAAAAAAACCCGAAATACTTATAAAAACTGTTCTATTAAAAGAGAGTCCATCGCGTATATGTGTATTTTTTCACTTCTTTAAGTAATAAATCATTCATTTTTTAATTTTTGTAAGTTTTTTGAATTTTTAACCTCAAAAAATTTTTATATTGAAAAATCAATGTTTTTTTAATGCATATCCTATTTTTGTGAATATTTCTGTTATATCTTTGACGCTTCTTTAAGTTTTCAGGTCATTAATCCAAAATCATTCATTTTTTGAATTTCACAAGTTTTTCGCATTTTCGGAGTGTAACGGCTTTTTTAATAAAGGTCGAGAAGTATCAATAAATAAAACCGAGGTATTGCAAATGAATTACATTATGTTGATTATTAGTTTGTTTCAGCTGATTGTTTCGACCATTACAATGTTCGTAGCATTTCTTGCGCTGATAGTCTCTATTATTGCGCTATTTCTGATGTAACAAAAAAACAGGCTCCGGTATAAATCCGGAGCCTGAACTTTAATGTATTATAACGGAATAGTCTTTTTTTAAAAAAGTTAAGTTTTATTATTTTCTAGTGAGGATAACTTTAACGTGCGTCCCAACATCAGGGACGTCTACTCCGCTGAATTGTTTTTTAAAATCTTCTATTGTTAAATCTTCCATATCATCAACGTATATCATTCCAGCTGGGAAAGTTGCTGTCCAAGTTGAATTATTAGAATCTAATTGACTTATTTTACTTGCAGTACCGTCATTAGAATAGCAGACATAAACTAAAGCAAATCCTTCAAACCCTTCAATTTCTGGCATATGCATATTATTATCTCCTGTACAAATTTTGTTATTTTAATTTTACTTTTTAAAATCAATATAATGCATTTATTTTGCTTTGTATTTCAACAGACTTTTCTTTGGCGTTAATTGTCTTGCCGGTTGATAAAATAATTGAAGTAAACTCTTCGTCACCTTTACCTCTAGGGAAAAAATGTGTAATGTGATTTATGTTGATTGTTGCTACACATGAAATTGTATGAACTTCAATAAACATTTTATTGGCCATTGTCATCTCCTTTCCTACATTCGAATTTAAACTACATTTATTATCATATTCTTTTTATTCTTGAAATTCAATAACCAAAGACTCTCGATTTTAATTATTTGTTTCTTTCCATCTCCATCTGTTTAATCAATACAACAAGTATTTTATTGCATTCATCTTCAGTACTAACTTCTCCGCAAAATTGTCTACAGTGTTCTCCGTTAAGCATTATACCGTAATGAAGAATAATATCATTGCTTTTAGGCACTAAAGGTTTTGAATTTTTAGAGTTAAGGTCTTCTATTCTTGCTACGCCTTTTTTAGTTGCTGCATAACAATACATCGGATGTATTTTGCCACTAGGCATTGATTGAAATTGCTTAAAAGTATAACCTGTTTTTTTGATTGATTTTGTCATATTTTCCACTTTATTTTAAAACTTTAATTATACGGTTAATTATGCTATGCGTTATTTGAGGTTTATGTGTAGCTTCAGCTAATAGCAAATGCAAGGCTTCATGTTTTGCAGTTTCAATTATATCATAATTTTTTATTAAACTTCCATAAAACCTTACAACTGCATCTTTTTGTGTAATGTCATACATAACTTCAGCTAATGTTTCTCCGCCTTCTTCCAAAGGTTTATGCTCAATCCGTTTAACATCCCAGTCTTCTAAGCTTAAAATTTTGCAGTAATTTAAAAACTCACTTTTGAAAATTTAAAACTGTGCCTGCAGATCATATTTTTTGCTCATACATTTTTTCATTTTACCCTCTTATTTATTTTTTATCTCTTGAAATCTCCTGCAAACTCTTAACAAGATAAAATATCCAATTAAGTCTTTCTCAGTATCTTCCTGAATACTGCTTTGTTTCCCTCTTGCAATTCTGCTTATTTTATCGTCTATGCGCACTTTAATTTGTTCTTCATTTGAAAGTTTAGAGAAAATCTTTACTGGATCCACGGCGCTATTACCGTATGCTTTATTTTTCTCAAGCAATAAGCTCTTAATTGCGTCACATTCTTCTGCTATTAACTTCTGTATATCCGTTAATCCCCAGTAGTGCTTTATTTTCATTAAAATTACCAACTATCTTATACAGTCT